TATTCACTTCTTCGATATTTTGTGCTTCTACAGGGCTAGTCTTTTGGATAATGTCCCGACCAGCCTCTGTCTTTTGTTGTACAGCTACAGCCTGTTGTGTGTTCTCTTTACCAGCTTGCACATTGGCTGCGACATTAGGCCCACCACCTGTTAAGAGGCTCAAGGGACCGCCACCACAACCAGATAAGGCTAGGAGAGCCACCAAGAGCAAGACACGCATATCACAGCCCCTTCTTACAGAGTGTGACCTTGCTATCAGCCCTACGGTTCTCTAGACCTTTTACAGTCCTGCCACCAGCCTTAACCCACTTACCCAGTTCATCACAGGCTTCTTTGAACTTACCTTGATTGGCTAGTCGCATCATCGTAGACTTACAGACAGCCCCAGTACCAGCGTTGTAGGCCAATTCCAGCATAGAGGCTTGTACACCCACAGGGATGTTAGGGTTAGTCATGCAAGGCTGTAGTTTAGCGTAGAACTCTGCCACACCCTTCTCAAGCATGGCAAAGCACTGTTCTTTGGAGTAGGTATCACCCATCTTAACACCACGAGTTTCCCCGTAGCAGACAGTAGGGATACCCACAATGTCCCTGTAGGCTTTCGTCTCTAGCCCCTCCCACTTAGCAATGAAAGGGGTGGCTGTAGCAATAACCACAGCAGCCGTACCAGCAGCTACTTTCTTCCTAAGAGACATTGTGATAATCCTTCTAGACTAGATTGCTCGTTCATACATCTCAAAGTCAAGTTGCACACAGTCCTCAAACTGTTTTTGTACACTTTTAGAGATTTCAAGAGGTTCTTGCCTACCTACATTGTGTCTTCCCAGCGTCACCTTTGAACCACAAACTGAGGAAAGTTTGTCTACTAAAGCTGGTAAGTTCTCATACTTATAAAGGTATTCTACACAGTAGTTTTGATCTTGAACATACTCAGACTGCATACGTTTTGGTTCAGGCCACATGTGCTGTCCACGGACATAAGCAGAGACAAATTGCTCAAATGTTTTAGAGTGAAGCCCCCAAATAGAATCTGAACGAGCAAAGTATGGGGAGTAGCGAAGGTATTTGTAGTAACTCTCTATCCAATGTAAAGGGTGCCTGATTGCTGCAACACAAGGGTTGTTTGATCTGGTTTTGACTAACCCAACAGGACTATGGTCGTGGGGTTTAAAGTTCTCAGCAAAAGGGTTGAAAGCGGTTTCTATGGCAACAGTTGCAGTTTTTGGGACTGCCACAAAGGACAGCCCCGGTAGGTATAGTGTCATCGCATAAACACCGGGGGTTCAGGCCAAACGATGTCTAAGGGGAACCCAACTTGGTCTGTGATGTCCAGCAAGGCGCGGCGATACGCTGTGATTTCACCCTGCTCCTCTGCACTAAGATCGGCCCACCGCAGAGCGTTCATGACGTAGGTGTCCACATTTTGCGCTAGAAGTTCTGCGCGCTTTCCCCTTGCTTGGGCCGTAGCGTCTGCAAGAATTTCTTCTTGCGTGGAGGGTTCGTAAGGCAATGTGTTTGGGTCTGCGTCCATTTGGGCGTGAAGTACGGCCACATCGAACAATGCCCCAATATCATTTGGGTCGCAGGTGAAGGGTATCCATCCGTAGATTGGATGTTCGACCTCACAGTCAATGTGACCTTCGGAGGTTCTCTTTGCGTTTCTATAGTTCATCACGCTATCCTCAACCAAATTGCGGCAGGCCATTCATAACTAACGCTGCGCCCCCCTCCTGTTGTAATCCGACCACCACCGTGAGCCATTGCCTGCCATGTACCAGTTAGAGCCGTTGTAGCAGTGGTAGGAAATGTGGCACTACTGTCGGTTTTTGTCTGAAACGGGTTTCTGCCAGCAGACGCAGCGGAATGATAACGCAAACTTGATCCAGCAATTGTGCCGCCAGATGCAACCGCAGTGGCAGATGTGTTCCAAGCAGGAATATAGGTCCCCACATCTAGTGTAGCCAATCCAGCGTATGCTGATCCAACCTGTGCTGTAGTAACACCACCCAAAGCATCAATCGCCTGCGCCACCCGGAGAGGCGTCATGACTGTGGCATTGTCCGTCCCCAACTCCGCCTGAGCCTGCGTTGCTAAAGCCCGCTCACCCGACGACGTAAACGTCCCCGCCCCCTCATCAATCGTCCCCAAAACGATCCAAGGATCAGTGTTGGTCTCGTTCCGCTTCTTCAACTGGTTGTTTGTCGTGTCATACCAGATCATGTTGGCATAAGTAACGCTAGGGGCAGTTGCGTTAGAGTTTTGAGTTACGATTGCTGCAAGTGCATTGTTAAGATCAGCCCTAAAGTTAGGCGCTGTTTGGTTGTCAATAACATAGTCATGAGTTGCCATGTCGGGTTCCTTTAGTTATGTTGCACAATGGCATCAAGGCTTGTGATGCTTGGGGTGATGTTGACAGATTGGCTAGAAAGTTCAATCTTATACTTAGCAGCCCTTGCATAAAAGTCCCCAACTTTAAGTTCTTGCCAAGCTGACCAAGTAGGGGTTCCAGCCGGATCGTCTTGTGTTGTGGCAATGTAAACAACCACGTTAGTGTCGTCAGCTTGAGTGCCACCAGTAAAGTCATCAAACAACCCCGGCAAAGCATCAAAGAAGCCGGGAAGGTCATCCCACAAACCAGCAGACCTGTCTACACGAGTGATGTCTACATCAACCCTAGACCTGAACCTACGAACAGAACCAGTATCAATATAATCACTAAACTCATAGGTAGCTGTGAATGGTGCAGTTCCCGACACTGTGGTGATCTCAAGATTGCTACCAACAACAGAACAATCCACCTTAGTACCGGGGAAGGTTGGGTCTTCCGTATCAGTCAAGGTTGTGGTAAATGTCTCTAGAGCAGCGGCAGGCACAGAGATGGAAGTGAAGTTCTCTGAAATGTTCCCAGTCTTGTCATAGGCCCTAATCATGTAGGTTCCCGGTTTAGCAGGAACAGCAACAGAAGCACCGGGACGAGGAACTTTCTCTACATAGGTAACAGCACCAGCCCAATCAGCCCCACTCTCATCAACAGAGTGACGAATACGATAGAAAGATAAATCAAGATCAGGGACAGGGTTCCAGTTAAGGTTTATTGTTGCACCATTCAACTGTGCAGAAAGACCTGTCACATCAGCAGGTGGGAAAGCAAGACCTGCCACAACAAAGTTTGTATAGGTTTCCCAATCGCCTTTAACACCAAGGAAGCTGTAAGCCCTTGCACGAATATCATAGAAATCATCAAACACATCTAGGATTTCAAAGCGACCAAGATCACCTACACCAACCACAGACCAATCAGTATCAGAGGACTTCTTAAACTGAACCTCTACTCGTTCAACAGCAAAGGGTGTAGAAGATGTCACATCCACATAGATAGCGTTTGTAATGTGTTCGTTGATAACCCTCACTTCACTATCAAGGGCAATACCAATGGCAGGAACAAGGAAGGGGTTAGGAAGAGTTGTGTTGTTGCTCTCAAAGACAGAGGCACTTTCATCTGTGAACACAGCAGAACTGATTTCCCGAAGGGTCATCTGAACTTGCAGGTCAAGCCTCTCAGTCAAACCAAAGGTCCAGTTAGTCACTTCAAAGGCTTTGTTGCTCCAACCGAAACGAGTGTTGTTCACATAGACAAAATCACCCACATCAACTTGGAAAGCCTTCAACCCAAAGGAAGCAGAGAAGGTCAACTGTTCACGATTACGACGAAGTGCAATGTTAGCGATACGCTGTGCAGTCTTAGAGGAAGTCGTAAATGGCAACGGGAAGTCAAGAGTGTTGACAAGGTTGTTATCAGCAGTTACAAAAGCAGGATCAGACACAGCCGGGTAATCAGCTTCTTGCCAATCACTCTCAGCACCTTTGAACTTGCCTTTGACAGTGTTAAAGTTGCTTCTACGAGAATGTCTAGTAGACAGACTGATACCACTACGAAGATCGTTCTCGTCAAGGGTAATAGTTGGTGTGGTATATTTAGCAGCCTTCATACGCCACTTGCCTTGAGAATACCACAACAAACCACCCATAGAGGTGAGCATGTCTGAAAGGATTTGGCTAGGCTCGAAGCTGGTTACGAAGTTACCGTTGCAAGTGTAACGCTTTTGACTGTCTACAACATCGTCACACCAGTCAGCAGCATCTTCTACAAGATTGTCTTCAATGCTACCAGAAGGTTGAGCCAGACCATAGTCAGAAGCGATATAGTCTCTCAGACACAACGCCGGGTTATCTGACCAAGCAGTCGTGCTAGTACGAGGGTCAAAGACCTTCTTACCACGAATAGTTGCCGAGACAGCAGGGATACCATTGGGGAAAGCATCTGCATTATATTTGAAACGGACATAGAGGTAAGCAATACCTTGCAGTCTGTGGGCAGAAGTCCAACGACCATCAGTCAGGGCAGAGGTTTCACTGATAAGGTCAGCATCAGCAGTTTGTGCTGTAGTGCCGTAGTATTGCTTGATACGAACATACCCATTATAACGAGAGGGAGAGGTTACGTTACCACTTCCATCAAGGATAACAACTTCATCATTCAAATAGATTTGCTGATAACTGTCAATTTCGTGACCAGCAAAGGCCATGATGCGATGAAGATATTCATTGTTTGTTCCTGTGGAAGCATCATAGACACGCACACCACCAACACGAACCTCACCATAGATAATCTGGTGATCTAGGGCTGCACCACTTTCACCAGCAATGCTGTAACCACGAGAACCTCCAAGACTAGGTTTAGGGGTAAGAGCGTTGAGGGCGGCACCCATTGCAGTAGAAATAAGGAAGTGAGTGAAAAAGGTTCCTGACACCCCTGCACCAAGAAGGAAACCCCCAAGAAGTGTTCCTCCTGAAAGGGCTGTCATCCCAGCAGAGATAAGTCCAATAATTGCAGATGCAGCCATTCTAGTTCAACCTCTTCTCAAATTTAGTCTCGACCTTGACATAACCAAGCCTAGACAAGAGGCTAGAAATATCAAACCTCTCTGTGTAAGTTATTTGCAACTGTTCAAACCCATCTTCTTGAAGACATGCCTCCACAAACTTAAACAGCTTTGCTCCAACAAGACCTTTTCTGTGGTCAGGGTGAAGGAAGATAACATCATTGGCAACAATAAACTTACCTTTGGAGTGAAGGCTGGGGCTTATTACAACAGAAAAATACCCTACAAGTTTACCATCAAACCTTGCAGTAAACACCTTTAAGGCTTCATTGTCTTCTAAAACTTGATAAAGTTCCCAATCTGGGTCAAGAGGGAACCTGCCCACTTCTGACCAATCTAGGAACAACAGTTCAGAGACTTCTGGGATAACTTTGTATAGAGGCTCTTGTTGGTAGGTAATAGGCATGTCGGGTGCCTCCAGTACTAGTTTCCAGTTCTTCCCCAGAAGATTTCTTTATCTTGAAGGGAAGCCACAAACTCTAGCCCCCTATCACTAGGAAAGCGAGACTTCTGATCCTGATTGGTAAAGCGTCTAACAACAGGGCGTTCAAGTTTAATCAAGACGTTCTCAACAGTCACAGAGATTGTGGCAGTAGAAGACTCTTCTGAGATGTTCATCTGGTCAAGTTCACCAGCAAAGAC